GCTCCTTTAGCAATCTGGTGAATGCAGCGAACTCATAATTCGCCTGAGGCGTGTTCGATCCACGCAAGGAGCACTTGACAGATCTCTGTCAAACCCCTACAATAACTAGGTAATCAAAACACGACAATGGCACTGACCGCAAAATTCAAGAAAGATATCCAGACCCTTCGTGGTGCTGCAAATGGTGAATTTTTCCTTGATGTAAAGAATCCGAAACTCTACAAGAAGGTTCGTCGGTATTACGAGAATGAAGGTGTAGTTTTCTCTGGCGATCCTCTCGACGACTATGAGATTCTTATGGAATATGTTTTCCAAGATCTGGAATCTGTTGAGGTTGTTTGATGAAAATTCTTCTAGAACGTTTCCCTTATCGTTATATCGAATGCGGAACTCTAGATAATGGGTTTCCCGACTATCGAATTCAAAAAGCAGATGGTTGGACTAAACGATATAGTGATATGTATCTGTGTGATAATGGTATGCAACTGCAAACTGCTATGGAAGATTTTGAATACACGAAATGGTTAGATCCCGATCGTGTACCTTGTTATATCAGAGAAGATGACAATGAGTAAAAGTGTTAAAGGGTTTGGTGACACCACAAGTCACCCTATATTAATTAAAGATGACTTTCTTGGAGAAAGTTATTCAGATAGACTTTTAAATGTTGCAATAAGTCCCGTCTTTAGGTGGAAATTTGAACCTTTTGATGTTACTTATGGAAGTGCTCTTCCAGAAAGTAGAAAACAGTATTCGAATAGTGGATGGGTTCATCATCTTCTTCAGGAAGATGACTATTCTGAATTTTTGAATCTTTATGTTCCTCTATTAGATCAAATTCAAGATACTGTAGGAACAAAATGTTCCTTCACTAGGCTGAGGGTGGCAATGCACCAAAATACTATGGGATCACCAAAACATAATAATCCTCATACTGATTTTGAAGATGATCATTATGTAGCAATTTATTATCTAAATGATTCTGATGGAGACACGGTACTTTTCAAAGAGTATGATGATCCAAACTCTGGTTCTGTACAACAACGATGGGAAAATAGTATTTCTATAAACAATTTTACAGTAGAAAAAACGGTAACACCAAAGAAAAATAGGTTAATTATCTTTGATGGACACCAGTTTCACGCTTCTTCCCATCCAAAAGAATCTAATTATAGGTTAATCTTAAATGTCAACTTTACAACAGAAACTCCCATCTTTTAAAGATTTTATTTGGGGAGCTTTTTTTGAAAATCTTGACGTTTGTGATAATCTTATAGATTATTTTGAAGATGAACGAAATAAAGATAACCTTATTCAAGGAACAGTTGGTGGTCGTGTAGATAAAACTAGGAAAGATTCCACAGATCTTATAGTTCATCCACAATGTCCACATCCATTTGTTATAGATTATCTTTCTGAACTGTCTAAAGTATGTGAAAAGTATAAACAAAAATATGAATGGTGCCATCATCAACATGATGATTGGGGATTGTTTAAATGTTTTAATGTTCAAAAGTATCTTCCAAATCAAGGTTTTCATATTTGGCATACAGAAAAAACTACTGCAGTAGGCCCACCAAATGTTAATACTAGACATCTAGTTTTTATGACATATTTGAATGATGTTACTGACGGTGGTGAAACTGAATGGATGTATCAACAATTAAAGATTAAACCACAAAAAGGTCTCACAGTAATTTGGCCTTCCGAATGGACTCATGTTCATCGTGGTTTAACATCTAAAACCCAAACAAAATACATTGCCACTGGATGGTATAATTATAAGTATCCAGAGCCAACTTCGGGATTAATTCAATTGTAATGGAAGACAATTCTGACATCATAATGTTATTCCCGACCTGTATTTACAGGGCTTCAAAATTTGCAGATGATATAATCGATCATCTAAAAGAAAAATCAATTTCTCTAGAAAAAGAATATGGTAGTTCTAGATCCAATTCTCTAAATGTTGATTCAACACATAGAACAATTGCACCAGAATTACCCTATATTAAACCATTTGATATTCTTAAAGAAAGAATTCAAAAACATATTGACAAATTTTGTTATCAATTAGGTATAATTGAGACAGTAAAAATTGCTAATATGTGGTTTAATATTAGTGATAAAGGTGATTTTAACTTCCCTCATTCACATCCTGGATCAACTATTTCTGGAGTCTTTTATATTGAATCTCTTGGTGATAGTAACCTTGTTTTCTATAACAATCATTACTTAGTTAATAACTTTATTTGTTCTGGCAAAGAAAATAATCTTTCGAGACCAGATATTCCTTTCAATTGTATCAAAGGTGAACTTTTAATGTGGCCTGGACATATAGTTCATGGGAATCCAGCTCAAAAAAGTGATGGTAAAAAAATTGCTCTATCTTTCAATTCTTTAATAGAAACAAACTGTTTATAATCTATTAGTCCTGGAATGACTTTAAACTTAACCTGGTGGAGTCATCCCCGATATGCCCGTGACGGAGACACGTTAAAATCTGCCCTGGTCGGTGAAGGTTCCCCTTCAATCCCGAGTCTTGGAATGACTTAAATCTTACCCTGGTGCGGATGGGGTTAACCCCGCCGAGTTTCTTGTTTTCTCGTACTCAAAACAAGTGGCGAGCCTGCAATACCTACATGGATTACTGAAGAGAGAGGTTGCATAAACCTCTCTTTTTTAGTATAATATATACTATTGAGATTATTATTTTTGATCAAAAAATGAGTCAATATACTAAGACGGCACTTGTACTTGGTGCTGGTGGCTTTATTGGAAGTCATATGGTTAAACGCCTTCGTTCTGAAGGTTACTGGGTACGTGGTGTAGACCTTAAGTATCCAGAGTATTCTGTAAGTGAAGCAAACGAATTTATTCGTGGAGATCTTCGTGACGTAAACTTTGTTCGCCGTTGTATTCGTTACGCTGGTACGGCAGGTAACTTCTACGCACAAATCGTAGACAAGTTCCTAGAACCATTTGATGAAATCTATCAGTTCGCAGCTGATATGGGTGGTGCAGGTTTCGTCTTTACTGGCGAAAATGATGCAGACATCATGCATAACTCGGTAACCATCAACTTGAATGTTCTTGATGAGCAACATAAGTTGAACGAAACCAAGGGTGTAAATAAGACTAAGATTTTCTATTCTGGATCTGCTTGCATGTATCCAGAACACAATCAACTGGATCCCGACAACCCCGACTGCCGTGAAGAATCCGCATACCCCGCCAACCCAGACTCCGAATACGGATGGGAAAAACTATTCTCTGAGCGACTTTATTTTGCATACCATAGAAATTATGGTATTCCTGTTCGTGTTACCAGGTATCATAATATTTTTGGGCCAGAGGGAACCTGGGACGGTGGAAGAGAGAAGGCACCAGCTGCAATCTGCCGTAAAGTCGCTCTCCTCCCAGAGGACGGTGGATCCATCGAGGTGTGGGGAGACGGTTTACAAACTCGTTCCTTCCTGTACATTGACGAATGCATTGAAGCGACTCGACGATTGATGGACTCTGAGTTCATTGGCCCTGTAAATATTGGTTCTGAAGAGATGGTTACTATCAACCAACTTGTCGAAACCGCTGCAAAAGTTGCAGGTAAGAATGTGGAGAAAAACCATATCGATGGCCCTCTGGGTGTTCGTGGACGTAATTCCAACAACGATGTAATCCGCAGAGAACTCGGTTGGGATTATCAACAGACTCTTGAGGAAGGTATCCGCAAGACATACGCATGGATTTCTGAACAAATTGCTAAAAAGAACAATGAAAATTGAAATTGTAAAAGATCACGTTAAAGAGTTAGATATTGGTCACCTTAGAGATATTTCGTTAAATAGAAACGATTGGTTGCCTGCAGGTCAGAGTGAGTATCGTTTCTACGCTTACATGTCTACGTGGTTTAATAAAACCACTATTCTGGATATTGGTACTCGTACTGGTGGATCCGCTCTCGCTCTTTCTTATAATCCCACTAATCAGGTCAGAAGTTATGATCTGATTGAACAGGGTGCAAGTGTAATCAAAAAAGATAATATCACCTGGAATATTGGTGACTTCATGGAAGATGAAGACATTGATTGGGATAACGTTTCTATCGTTATGATTGATGTTGACCCCCATGATGGTTCACAAGAACGTGTTATGATGGATTGGTTGCGTGAAAAGGGATGGAAAGGTATCCTTATGCATGACGATATTGGTCCTGGTTGGCCTGATATTCAACTGATGTGGGATGAAATTCCTGAAGAGAAGTTTGATGTAACTGAAATTGCCCATATGAGTGGCACTGGTATCGTCAACTTCGGAAATGCACACGAAATTACTTTTGTCTGATGAAAATTCTAAACTTAGGTTCAAGTGGGCAGATTGGTGCCTACCTTTCGGAGTATCTTCGCAAGAAAGGTCATGTAGTTATTGATTTCGATAAGAATGAAACTCCAAATCATGATTTGACTGTAATCCCAAATCAATATCTTGAGAACGCAATTGAGACTGCAGACTTTGTGTTCTTCCTTGCATTTGATGTAGGTGGTTCACGATATCTGAAAAAGTATCAACATACTTTTGACTTCATCAATAACAATACTCGTTTGATGGCCAATGTTTTTGGTCTTCTTGAGAAGTATAATAAGAGATTTGTTTTTGCATCATCTCAGATGAGTAACATGAGTTACTCTCCTTATGGTGTGATGAAGAGAGTCGGTGAACTTTATACCACTGCACTGAAAGGACGTATCGTTAAGTTCTGGAATGTCTATGGTATTGAACATGATCATGAGAAGTCTCACGTAATCACAGACTTTATCCGTAAAGGATTTGAAGAAGGTGACTTTGAAATGATGACTGATGGTACAGAAGAACGTCAGTTCCTCTATGCTGAAGATTGCTGCGAAGCACTTGAGACTATCATGGAGAACTATACAGACTTTAAACCAGAAGATCCTCTTCACATCACTTCTTTCCGTGGAACTACTATCAAAGAAGTTGCTCAAACTATCATGGGCCAGTTCAATTTGATTGATAAACCAGTTAGGATTAGTCCTGGTCTTGCAAAAGATAGTGTCCAAATGGACAAGAGAAATGAAGCAGACACATACATCACTGGATGGTGGATGCCTAAAACTAACATTCAGGACGGAATCGCAGCAGTCTTTAATGAAATGAAAAAGGAGTATGGTTACGAATGAAACTATTAACTCTTGAAGATTATCAGAAGGCTGGTGAAGAGTTTTGGCCTAAGTATTGGTATGTTGCCAAAGAACTTGGTGAAGGTGCAAAACCAGAAGACGTTCTAAAAGTTATGGAAGCTGTTGGTGGTGTCGCACTCAAACTAAAACTGGAAGAGACTCTTCCATTTGGATTTAATAAAAAGAAAGATGACGAAGTTCAAAATTAATCTGCACTGTAACGATTCACTTAAACCATCTACATCCGACAAGAATACTTCCAAGTTTACTGAGTGGGTGTATGATGGTTCAGGTGCAGTAAGTCTATATGTGAATCAACGTTCATTGGATGTGCTTCAGGATACTTCTTCTACTCCTAAGTACATCTGGCTACTTGAATCTAAACAAATTATTCAAGGTGTTTATGACTGGATTCTTTCTAATTATGACTTTGTTGCTTCCAGAGTGGATGGTATTCTTAGTTGTGATAAGGAACTTTGTGAAAAATATCCGAAGTTCCAATACGCACTGACTAATGCTGCACCATGGATTGAAGAACGTAAGATCTATGAAAAGACCAAACTGGTCTCTATGATCTCTTCAAATAAGGCCATGGTTCCTGGTCATCGTAAGAGACTTGAGTTTGTGAATAAGTTTAGGGATCAGGTTGATCTTTATGGTCGTGGATTCCGTGATCTCCCCCGTAAAGAAGAGGGTATGAAAGATTACATGTTCTCTGTGGCCGTAGAGAATGCCGTCTATGATACATACTTTACGGAGAAACTTACAGACTGTTTCGCCACAGGAACGATTCCTGTATTCTATGGATGCAAAGGAGTCACAGAGTATTTCAACGAAGATGGAATTATATTCCTAGATGATAACTTTGATGTTTCTACTTTGACAGAAGAACTTTATTATTCTAAAATGGATGCGATCAAGGATAACTTTGAACGTGCAAACAATCTGCAAGTTGCAGAAGATTACCTCTACGAAACTTACTGGAAATGAGTACTTATAAGGGCTGGGAAGCCGAAGCAAAATATGCAAACGAGTATCTTGATGCCTGTCGCAGTGCAGTTGCAGATGATGAGATCTTTGCAAAATTTAAATCACTAACAGGATATAAACATATCCTAGAACATGTGACTCCTGCACAAGGACTTGAGTATCTACAAACTGCAGTCAGTATGGCTGGAGATGCTCTGAATGAACATGTAGAAACTTTCAAAGAGAATGATATCATCGGACAACCCTATAAGTTTCCTTTCCCAGATATTGGTGAATTCTCTCCTACTACAATCCGATACATCAAGAATGTATTTGAGATGGCGACACTTCTTAAGGATGCACCCATCAGTCGTGTAGTAGAAGTTGGTGGCGGGTACGGTGGACTGTGTAAGACCTTGAGTGTGGTCTGTGATTTTGATGAATACATTTTGGTTGACCTTCCAGAAGCTGTTGCAGTTCAGGAAAAGTATCTTAAGAACTTCCCAGAACTTTATGCAAAGTGTAAGTTTGTCAGTTGTGATGACGTAGAGGAAGTTAAGGACGTTGATCTGTTTATTAGTAACTACGCACTTTCTGAGTGTGACTACGATACCCAGGTGAATTACTATGATAAGTTGGTTGCAAATTCTAAGTTTGCTTACATTATCTACAACCTTGTCAATTTTAACGATTTCTACTATAATAAATTTACCGAAAGGATGAGTGAACGTTTTGAGTTTACTACCGAGAAAGATTACGAAAACACTGTAATTTTGGCCAAGGAGAAGGACTGATGAATCGTATTAATGACTATGATGAACTAGAAGATCGAATTGTAAAGTGGATCTCAGACTACTGTCTCTATTACAAAATTAAGAATCTAGTTGTAGGAATCTCTGGAGGAATTGATTCTTCAGTGGTATCTACTCTCTGTGCATTGACTGGTATCAAGACCTATGTGGTTGGAATGCCTATCAATCAACTAGAGAATCAGGAGTCATTGTCTGATGCTCATGGTCAGTGGTTAACTTCAAAGTTTAATAACGTGGAGTTTATCAAAACTGACATGAGTTCTGTTTATGATGCATTCCTTCAGACTATCTCTAGTGATATTGGTGAACGTTTTGCAACCAATACTCTTGCACAAGCTAATACTCGTTCCCGTATCCGCATGGTAACTCTTTATCAAGTTGCGGGATCTGTTGGTGGTATCGTCGTTGGTACTGGTAATAAGGTTGAAGATTATGGTGTAGGTTTCTACACTAAGTATGGTGATGGTGGTATTGATATTGCTCCTATTGCTGATCTTTATAAGACGGAAGTGTGGAGACTTGGTGAACATCTAGGTGTTGATGAGAGAATCATTTCTGCACCTCCTACCGATGGCCTCTGGGATGATGGTCGTACTGATGAAGATCAGATTGGAACTTCTTATAGTATGCTTGAGTGGGTTATGGAGAAGGGTCTCACTGAAGATCCACTCTTCTTGAATGAAGAACAGACCAATGCAATCAATGTGTACCAAAAGTTTCACATGCAAAACAAACATAAGATGGTAGAAATTCCCACATTCAAACTATGAAAATCGGACTTATCGGAGCAGGAAGACTTGGTATCTGTCTCGCACTCTTGATGGAGGGTGCGGGATATGATGTTTTGGTCTCAGATATCAGAGAAGATTATGTAGATAATCTTAATAATAGAGTTATCTCTACTACAGAACCTTTTGTAGAAGAACGATTAAGTAAAGCAGTAAACTTTGAAGCCACGACAGATAATAAAAGAGTTATCAAAGAGTGTGATATTATCTTTACTCTTGTTGCAACTCCTTCTTTGACCGATGGTTCTTATAATGTAAATGCAGTTTATGAAGTTATTCGTGACATTCAAACTGCTGGTGATGTTTCTGGTAAGACTTTTGTAGTTGGATGTACAACTAATCCTGGAGACTGTGCAAGATTCCAGGATCTTCTAACTTCTTATGATGTAAACGTTGTTTATAATCCAGAGTTTATTGCTCAAGGCTCAATTATTAGAGACTTGGAAAATGCTGATATGGTTCTCATTGGCGGAGGTGGTAAACATCTCGAAGATCTCATGGGAATTTATTACGGAATTCAGGTCATTAAACCTTCTATTTCTGTAATGTCTACAACGTCCGCAGAGATTGTCAAGATTGCAATTAACTGTTACATGACAACAAAGATCAGTTTTGCAAACATGATCGGTGAAGTCCTAGTTCTTTCTGGTCTTGAAGATGAAATTGACTGCGTTCTTGCATCTATCGCAAGTGATAGTAGAATTGGTAGTAAATATCTGAAATATGGATTTGGATTTGGTGGTCCTTGTTTACCCAGAGACAATAGAGCCTTTGGTAAGTATGCAGAAAAACTTGGATTGAAATATAATCTTGGTACTACCACAGATGATTTCAACAATGAACATGCCAAGTTTTTGAAAAATTACTTCTTGAACAAGAATATTGAAAACCTACCTTTCCACTTTGAATATATTTCGTATAAAAAGGGTACAGATATTTTAACTGAGAGTCAACAATATAAACTTTGTACCGATCTTTTGGATGCAGGATCTCAAGTTTATGTCTCTGACAATCCACATATTATCAAACAAGTAGAGGTCTTGTTAACTGATAAATATGGTGATAGGATACACTTTGGGGAACCTCCTGAAAATATCAATACATTTGCAATTAAATTATGATTGGTTATAATAGACTCGGAAGTAACGGCCGTCTGGGAAACCAGATGTTTCAATACGCATCTCTGAGAGGAATCGCAGCTAAAAATGGTTATGACTGGTGTATTCCATCAGACGAGTATGACCATAAAGATAACTATGGTCTCTTTGAAACATTCAAGATGACTAATGTTGGCCCTAAGAATCTTGGATTTGTTCAGGGTGATTATGTTCAAGAGAATGATCATTGTTTTCTTGAAGACTTCTTTACTGATCTACCAGATAATGTAAGTCTTGACGGATACTTCCAAACAGAAAAGTATTTTGCACACATCAAAGATGAAATACTGGAAGACTTCACCTTTAGAGAAGACTATCTCACTCCTTGTATGGAGTACATTGACAGTCTGGATAGTGCTCCTATTTTCTTGCATATTCGTCAGTCTGACAACATCGGCAGAGAAGAGTACCATCCCATCCTCCCTGTCTCATATTTTGAAGACGCGCTAAAAGAATTCCCCGAAGATACTCCTTGTTTCGTCTTTACTGACGACATTGAGTGGTGCAAGTCTCAGGAGTTCTTCAAACAGGATCGTTTCCTGTTTAATGAAAGTAATGGAAGATATACATATCGTACTATTGATGGTACTGGACAGATGCAGAACACTCTTCTGCCACAGGTTGATCTGTGTTTGATGAGTCTTTGTTCTGGTGCTATCATTGCAAACTCATCGTTCTCCTGGTGGGGAGCTTGGTTACAAAATGATCGCGGCAAGGTAGTTGCACCAGATCCCAAGAAGTGGTTTGGTACTGCAATGACTCACTTAGATACCTCAGACATCGTGCCTGATCGTTGGACTATTCAAGAGTGGAGTAAGTAAATGATCGATTACAATACATGTAAATATTCTAACGATTTAGGTGCGGGAGGTATGCAAGATATCTACGCACTCATTGTCTTTGGTAAGGAACATAGGGGAACTTATGTTGACATTGGATGTAGACATTCTGTACATCACAACAATACTTGGCTTTTAGAGGAGTATGGTTGGAGAGGTTTAGCTGTGGATCTCGCTGATCATACGGCTAACTGGACAGAAAATAGACCAAACACCAAGTACATGAATTTTTCTGCATTTGATGTTGACTATGCATCAGAGTTTGAAACTCTAAATATGGATTCACCAATTGATTTTCTTTCTATTGATTTGGAATCTATTGGGGATCGTTTCAAATGTTTGAAACAAGTAATTGATACTGGATATGAATTCAAAGTTATTACTGTTGAACATGATGCATATTGCCAAGATGTTACCAAGGAAAAAAATCTGCAAAGAGGACTTTTAAAAGAGAAGGGATATATTCTTGTTAAAGAGTGCGAAGTAATCGAAGACTTTTGGATTAATCCAAAGTATATTAATGAAGATCAATATGAAATGTTAATTCAATTCAATCATCCTGGTGAGGATCAATGTCCTCCCCAGAATTGGTTGAGGTATGAAAAAAACTATGACTGGACACATTTTTTTGATATAATTAACCTTGAAGAATATAAAAATAAGGGGCTTTGCTAATGGCTGTATCATTTAAAGGACTTGGTAATGAGGGGCGCCTCGGAAACCAAATGTTTCAATACGCATTTATTCGTGGTCTTGCTGCTAATCGTGGAATGGACTGGATGATTCCTGGTCCAGAAGCAGATCGTTTGGACAATTATGGTTTGTTTGATGCATTTGAACTTACCAACTGTGATCTAAATAAGAACACTGGAGAACCCTTCTACAAGACTGTAGAGTATCGGGACATGCATTTTAATGAAGATATTTTCAACAATTGTTCGGACGATACGAATTTTTCGGGTAACTTCCAAACGGAAAGGTATTTTGAGGCCATCGCCCCGTCTATCCGTGAAGATTTCACTTTTAAGCGGGCGTATCTGGAACCGTGTCAAG